ATCAGGATCTACTTGCTCAGGTACAACAAGTATATTATAATTACACTGAACTTGGTAGCTCAGATGTTCCCCTAGTTTCGATTTATACTCCTACCTATAATTCTAGAGAATTTATTTTACAAACTGCCTCTTCTGTACAGATGCAAATTTGGCAAAACTGGGAATGGATTATTGTTGACGATGGCTCTACTGATGATACTGTTGCTCTACTTGAAATGTTACAGGATCCTCGTATAAAAATATTCAAGTTTCCAAATAGCGGTCGTATTGGATTTAATAAGGGTGCTGCTACTAGTTTAGCTAAAGGCGACTACCTAGTTGAACTCGACCATGATGATTTTCTTACAGTCAATGCACTAGATAAAGTAGTTAACGCTTTTACTCAAAATCCAGATGCAGGTATGGTCTATTCAAACTGTGCAGAGTGGTGGCAAGGTACAGATCAGAGCAATACTTATAATGCCACTTATTGGAGATATCGCGATGTTGAATGGAACGGAATCACCCTAAAAGAGGGTTTATGTCACGATGTAATGGGCAAGTGTGAACTTGAAAATGGATCAGACTGGGTAATTAATAATATGCCAATTTGTCCAAATCATCTTCGTGCGTTTAGAGCAAGCACGCTTCGTGAAATCGGAGGTTATCGCAACTTGGTATGGGCTGATGATTATGATTTGATGATAAGAATGTTTTTAAATACAAATATTTATCATATAAATGAATTATTATATGTTCAAAGATTTGGTACAAATACTTGGACTAAAAATACAAATATTTTATGGCCATGTTTTGAGCAGATAAGAAATATTTATAAAGATGAATTACAATTAAGATTTAAAGAACTTAATATTAACAATATGATGTTGCAATAGTTTTAGGTTGAGTTGGTAATAATTGCCAATTAGAAGTATTACTTAATGTTCCTTTATAACTCCATATTGTTTGACCAGCAGATGAATCAACATCAGTTGCATTTACAAATCCTAAATCTTGTGTAGAACCAAAATCTAACGTCAAAATAGTATTTGTGCTTGGCGTACTTGATGATATAGATGTATGTGATGCAGATGCACCACCTGTAAAAGTAAAAGTATTTCTAATACGATATGTTACACCAATTTTAAATACATATAATCTACTTACACCTGTAGAAGTAAAAATATCAACATCAAATCCTGCTGTTCCGTTTAATGTATTAGTCCCACTTATTCCAGTATAAGCAAATGTATTAACTCGTAATGTTGAATTTAATGTAATAGTTGTTGTAGGTGCAACTACAGATATATTAGACCATGTTATACCTGATGTATTTAATGTACAATTACCATTTATTGTTAAAATAAATCCTGAAGAAACTACAGTACCTGATGTATAAGTTAACGTCCCAGTTTTATAAAAAACATTAGCATTTAATGTAATAGTTCCAGCAGTATTAATTGTTAAATTATTACTGGTACTACCAGCACCTTGCCAATTACCAGTTCCAATTAAAAATATATTGGTAGTACCAGTAATACTTGCAACATTAATTGAATACAATCCAGTTGTTGATAATTGATTTCCATTAAGAGTACATGAAGTAGTAGCACCGACCGAAAAATTCGAAACAGTCCAATTATCAGCAAGTGTATAAGTTTGAGCAGTCCCCTGTAAATTTAACGATGCAGTCCATGTTTTACCATTGCTTGTTAATGTTGCTGATGAATTTACTATTAATGAACCTGAACCAGTTGCATTACCCATATTAGCTCCTAAAGTAATTGCACCGGAAATAGCTAACTGATTTGTCATTGTTATAACACCTGTATATCCAGATGTAATTGTAAGTGTTAAAGCAGCTGAAGATACATTGACTGTAATATTTACTGAGCCTGAATTTGTATCAAAAGTTACATCGTCTGCAACTGTTGGAAATGATGCACCTGGTGTACCGCCGCTAGATGAAGCCCAATTAGTATTACTATTCCAATTACCACCACCGCCTGCTACTAAAAATCTTGCTGCCATTTATCTTTATTTTTATATTCAGATATTCCTCTATTATTAATACCTTCAATAATATCATTTTCATTATTAGGCATAAAATGTGAAACATCTACAATTCTTATAGAACCATCTTCATATGTATATTCAACTGTTGTTATTATAGTCAATTGTTCTCTTCTATCTAAAATTTTATATTCCATTTCTATTATGTTATTTTTAAATTTAATATTACTCTAGTAACTGTAGATGCTGAATCGACATTCCATCCTATAAAATCACCTGCGGCTATTGCTAATGTAGACCATGTACCTAATGAAGAACTTGTTGCTGTCTGTTGAGATGATAATGTTGGTTTTGCAGCTGCAGTAATAGTATTAGCTATAGTAGGTATAGTAGGACCAGCTACTTTCCAAATATCAAACACTATACTTCCTGAAGCATCTGCTATTATTGTCCACGATGAAATATTCCCAGAATAAGGAACACATAGATATCCTTTTTGACCAGTACTAATAACACCACCTTGCCCATCAACTATTAAATTTATGCGATTACCACCCTGTGCACCTTGACTTCCTTGACTCCCATTTGCACCCTGAGGACCCTGACTTCCTTGACTTCCATTAGTTCCATTTGCACCTTGATCACCTTGCGGACCAGTTGAACCTTGACTTCCATTAGTTCCATTTGCACCTTGATCACCTTGAGGACCAGTTGAACCTTGAGGACCAGTTGAACCTTGAGGACCAGTTGAACCTTGAGGACCAGTTGAACCTTGAGGACCAGTTGAACCTTGAGGACCAGTTGAACCTTGAGGACCAGTTGAACCTTGATCACCTTGAGGACCTTGATCACCTTGAGGACCCTGAGGACCAGTTGAACCTTGAGGACCAGTTGAACCTTGATCACCTTGAGGACCTTGATCACCTTGAGGACCTTGATCACCTTGAGGACCCTGAGGACCAGTTGAACCTTGAGGACCAGTTGAACCTTGAGGACCCTGTGCTCCTTGTGGACCCTGTGGCCCGCCGCCACCTTCAATAACAATAATATTTCCAAAATGATCCATTTTAGACAAATAACCTAAATTATTAGAATCGAACCCAATTAGGAATGTCCCAACTGGTATTTTATCGTAGTCGATGGTAGAAAAATCAATTAAAGGGTATATTGAGGTAGTTGCCATTAAAGTCAGTCGGTGTTTATTATATTTATTCAAAAATAAAAACTTTCGACACAGTCTTGTGTATAAAAATAGAAAGCAGAATATGAAAGTATACCAAGCTGAAGATTTTTCAACTCTATATCAGTCAAGTTTAGCTGACTTGATGCAAAATCCAGAATATGAAACGCGTCCTCGTGAATTCAAAATAAAGGAGAATGCAAATGTTGCTCTAATTCTAGAAAATCCATTATCTTGTCTTTTTTCAAGTGAAACTCGATCTTCTCAAAAGAAGTATATTGCTGCCGAATTACTATGGTATTTTATGGGCAGAAATGATGTTAATTTTATTAAAAAATATGCTAAGTTCTGGGAGTCAATACAGAATGATGACGGGACCGTTAACTCTTCATATGGTTACTTATTATTCAGTCAGACAAATCGCTTCGGGCTCACTCAATATGACTGGGTGTATGAATCCCTGATAAAGGATAAAGACTCTCGTCAAGCCATCATGCATTTTAATTTACCACAACATCAATATCCTACAAATAAGGATTTTGTATGTACAATGTATGGTATTTTCCAGATTCGTGATAATAAACTCAATTTTACTATCTCAATGAGAAGTAATGATGTTGTTTGGGGATTACCGACAGATATTGCCTTCTTTGCAATCTTACAAAGTCAATTGCATAAACATCTACTTAACTTTTATCCAGATTTAGAATTAGGAACATATACTCATATTGCAAATTCGTTCCATGTATATGAACACCATTTCGATACGGTTAACAAAATGTTAGAATCACAATTTGTGGCTGAAGAGATTCCTGCAGTTGGCTCTTCTCTAATTTCACACAATGGACTTCCGACAATTGCTTTTGCTGACCTATTTGATTATGCAGCTGACTCTAACCATCAGTGGGAAGATAAATTATTTAACTGGATTTCAACAAATATCAAATAATGAAAAAGATTATTACATCAACTCTCGTAAAACTTACGACTATCTTACTTACGTCGATTGTGTGCGCTCTGACATATCTATTAACTAATCTTGTTTCTATTTTTCAAGTAGACATAACGTTTTTGCAGTGGATAGGAATCACAGTTATCAGCTATTTACTATTTTCAAACACAATTACACCTAATTCGCCTGACAAAAATGACACCAAAAGACCTAAAATATCATAAGACCTACTTAAAGATGGCCACTGAATGGTCAAGTCTTTCATGTTGTAGTAGAAAGAAAGTTGGTGCACTGATTGTAAAAGACGGTGCAATTATTTCAGACGGGTTCAATGGAACACCTAAAGGTTTTCCAAATGAATGTGAAGATGCAAATGGAAATACGTATTGGTATGTCCTACATGCTGAGGCAAATGCGATATTAAAAGTATCAAAATCTTCACAGAGTACAGACGGTGCAGTTCTTTATGTTACCTATTCTCCGTGCAAAGAGTGTTCAAAGCTTATTATTCAGTCAGGCATTAAGAGAGTCTTCTATAATGAAGAGTATCGAGATATTGCTGGATTACAAATATTACGCGAAGCTGGTGTAGATATCCTAAAACTTGATTTATAATATATGGAAGAGAGACACGTTTCAATAGTCTTCGTTAAAGAATATAAAAATTTCATCAGCGCTTTTGAAAAAAAGAGCAAAGAAGATTATGTATTGAACGTAAGCAAGATAATCAAAGACAAATTCAATACTAAATTTATTGTGCCGAATAAGGTGCAATCATTCCTGCTGAATTATGAGATTAAAAAGTTGCTTGATAAAGCAATCAATATTAAAAATAAGAAGTATAAAAGAGTTGTCTACTTAAATTCAAATCTTTCTGCATCAATAGTTATGAATACGATGGCTTTTGTAGATGAAGAGTATACTGAATTAAACTTTTCATACTTTCTAGTTGAATCCAAATCCCTATCTGATGATCCAATTGGTGATATTATTGGGCTAAACAAAATAAAAATACAATGAACATAATTACAAGTTTTTCTAAATGGTTAAAATCTATTAATGAGTCATCTGGTAATGTACATGATTATGGCTGTGCCATGGTGTATTATGACCTACCTCAATTGAGTGACCTACATTCACAAATAGACCCGGATGATATTTACACAGAATTAGACGATGCTAGTTATGGCTTAGAGGATGAACCACATACTACTCTCCTTTTTGGATTTCATAGTGAGGTTGATGCAGATGACGTTTTACATGTATGCAACAAATTCGAATATCCACATCTGATGTTACACAACGCTTCGTGCTTTAATAATGATAAATATGATGTATTGAAGTTTGATGTTAATTCGCCGGAATTACATACAATAAATGCTAAATTGACATCACATTTTGCAAATAAATTTACTACCAGCTTCCCAGAGTATCATCCACATTCAACAATCGGCTATATTAAAAAAGGAAAAGGTCAACATTATGTCAACCTTTTCAAAGATAAAAATTATCTAGTTAGTCCTACGAAGCTCGTTTATTCGATGCCTAGTGGAGATAAAAAAGCAATTATTTTTTAGTCAATAAATTCTTCATCTTCATATTCGTCTTCATCATCTTCTCCTGTTTCAAATGATCGTAGTAATGCTTCTTCAGCAGCAACATCGTTTGATTTAGGTTCAGTAAATTCGTCTTCCGGTTCAGTAAATTCGTCGTCTGATTTATAGTACTTAGAATCTTCCTCTTCTTCTTCCTCTTCTTGTTCTAAGTCAGCAATATATCGGTCTGTTGCAGGTAGTTCAGTAGGTTGTTCATCATCTACTGATATTTCATCTGCTTCTGGTGCAATAGGATCAGCAACAATTGCTGCATCTGGCATAATATATAGTTTTCTACTTGGAACATCCACATATGCAACTAAATCACCATCTGCATCTACATAATCTACTCGATCTCCGCCTTTACTTTTAGAGAAATCTTGCCAATCGATTTTTGCAGTGTCTAATTTGTCTTCAGCATCGCCGATTGCATCAAGATCAGTCTTTCCGCGTAGTGATATTTTTTGTTCTTCCGCCGGATTTGCTCCATAATACATTTCATTGACAAAACCAGAGAATGTAGGACAGGATCTTCCTTCTTTCATTGCAATATTCGTTACCGGAATTGCAGTAATATATGGATCTTGATATTCCACTGGTTTTTTCTTCTCTTGTTTATATACAAGATCATGAGTCATAGCTTTATACGTAGAGTCATAATGTTTTCCAGCAAAGATAGGATCACGTTCTACAGTTCTTTGAAAACCTGCAAGTTTTGGTTCCTTATTTACTTTATTTCCTTTTGCATCACGATATAATTTAGCAGAATTAGGACCTCCGAAACCAGGTTTCTTAAGATCCATATAATTGTCAAAATTTAGGATATCACGACGGTGTACATCAAACATTTCCATGTGTATTTTAATTCTTTTTTTAAACGTGGATTTCTCCAATACGAGTTTCTTTCCAAGCATCTGCTCTAAATTTAGCAGTTACTTCATATAAGTTTGCTGAAACATATTCTAATGCCATTGGAGTTAATCCGCCTTGTGGAATTACCGGAGTAAATCTAAATTCGCGGAAAATATCTCCAGCTTTATTGAAAACAGCTACATATATCTGACCATAATAGTCTCTTTTCAAACCTTGACGACCAGTTAATGGGTCATATGCTAAATCTGCCCATCCTCTGAGGATATTGTAGATATACATATTATTTTCTTCATTTAAGTTGACAGTGAATTTAATATCTAAATCAGCGGTTGTCTTTTCAGGAATTGCTCCAGCAAAAGAACGACTTGCAAACTTATATTTTTGTTCAACTACTCCAGTTGGAGTTAATTCAGGTAATCCTGAGATAGATGCTACATGTTCAACAAGTAAATCTACGTTTTCTGAAATCACTGCAGGCGGTGTAATAACGACTTCAAACTGATTTAAGAAAATCGGTTCGTAATAATTAGTTGCTGCTCTAGAATTATCCCAATGTGGTAAACCGGCCATTTTATAACGATTATTTTATTTTATTTATTTACGCAGTTAGTTGCTTTGGTGCAGTAGTAGTATCTGTGATATTAAATAAATCGTCATAATCTATTATTACTCCTGCTGAAACTTGTGCAGATCGATTTGAATATGTATCAATCGCAACGACGTCACCTTTGAACTCTAAAATTAGTGATGGAATAATCGTTCTAAAGATTAAATCATCAATATTTTCAATATCGTCTCTTTCTTTTATTGCGGAAATTGGTTCTGGGCTAGTATTTGTTATTAGTAGAGTGGATGTTCCATCTACCTTTAGTGAAAAACTATTCCAGCTTTCTACTGGATTTCCATCCAGTGTATCAACCATTCCAGTCGATAGTTTTAAAGTTATCCTTGGACTTCCAGAATTGAGTCCGCTTGTTGAAACCTCCCTAAGCACGATTTTATTCGTGCTCAGTGTAATTTCAAAATAAGTATTCTTGAAGTATTTTTCGTTTAACTCTTTTATTTTGCCTTGGCTTACATTTCCAGAAAGTTGTATAATTTCTTGTGCATATTCAGGTCTGAGTTTCTTTTTGATTGCTTCACTAGCGAGTTCAAACTTTCTTTTAAGAATGTTTACTTCACTAAGGATAACATATGTTGATGTAGCATAGCCTTCTTTAAACTTCATGTCCGGAAATAGATCAACTTGATGTAGTGTACAATTGATACGTTTAGGATCAATTTTTGTTGCACCATCTTCAATCTCCCATTTCACGTCATGGCTAACTATTGCTTGGAAGACGAAACCTCCGTCTTTTGCACTAGCTTCATCTCCATATTTTTCAAATAGTTTTGACATTAGTCCTTTCTACGATCTCGGGTTCTTTTGTAGTTCTTCCAGATCTCGTTGTAGATATTACAAGAAGCTCCTAAGAAATTGATGATACCGACGTATTTTTTCTTGTCCTCACCATCCATGCCCGCAATTTTAACTCCTAGTTTCTTTGCGTCATTGATTGTAAGTTCTTCGTCCTCGTCTTTACCGACTAATTTCTTTAAGTCTCCCTTCTTTTCTAATAGAGCAAACTTATGAAAGCTCACGATTGCTTTTTCCATCGATTTTTAGATTATTTAGAACTAACTATGTTCTTCTTCTTCACCGTGCCTAAATACTGTTTAGTGTATTTGTCAATATGCGGTGTGCCTTTACCTTTAACAGGTCCTTCAGCTAATTCTTGCTTTACTTTTGCAGTTCCAGTAGCATCATCATTTTTAGTGTTGCCTTTTCCGCTATAGCCAGCAGCAGCTTTTTTGAAAGCTGACATGAATTGGTTGTAGTTCATTACAGGATTACTCATTTTTATCCAGATTTTTTTATTATTTATCTTTATTCTTCGATATTTTTTTAGTATTGTTTATCAGAGATAACTCTATTTTAATCAAATGCCTGAACTCGCAGAAATAAAAATAATGGCTGAATATATCAATGATGTATGTCGTGGTCATGATTTTACAGGTATCGGTGTTTCATCCGCAGTATCAAAACGATTACCCATGGTGACTCCTACTGACCTGCAAATATTTGAAATTATAGCAACAGCTAAGGGAAAGTCACTTATGCTTACTCTTACTTCCGGTGCAACGCTACACTATATTTCAATTTCAATGGGCATGTCCGGACATTGGGTCTTTTGTAAAACAGAAGATCGTCCGAAACATACACATCTAGTATTTAGTGTTCCGCCATTACTTGGTGGATATTCACTCTGTCTAGTTGATGCTCGTCGATTTGCTAAATGGAAATGGGGAACTTGGCCAGAGAGTCGCGGCCCATGTCCAGTTACCGAATATCCTCTTTTTGTAGAAAATATTAAAGCTTCTCTCAATAAGAAGACATTCGATAAACCGATTCATCTCGTGCTCATGGATCAACGCTACTTTAATGGTATAGGAAACTACTTGCGTGCCGAGATAATGTACAGAGCAAATCAGGATCCCTTCGAGGAGGCTCGAACCGCTCTTACTAAGAATCCAAAATTACTTGAACTCTGTGAGACTGTTCCATTTGAAGCATATCTTATTGGCGGAGGTCAGTTGAAAGACTGGAAGAATCCATTTAATATTCCAAAGAATGGCTTTTCTGATTGGATTAAGTGCTATGGAAGATCAGATCGTTCCCTGATTGATGCAAACGGACGAAAATTATGGTATTTTGAAAAACAATCACAATGGGCATACGCGATGAAATAGAGAAGCTAATTGACACATCTGATCCTGAAATACTTCAAGACTTGCGCGCTTGGGACAAGGGAGATCGTTCTGAAGTTGGAATCTGTGAGATTCTATTAAAACAATTAATCAAAAAACATCGACAGGAAAACGGTGAATGGTCAAATACTGACTATGATATTATTAAATTACGTTATTAATCTATAACCATGAAAAAACTAGACAATTTCTTAGAAACCGCAGCTTATTGGAAACTTTTTATAGTATTTGAGATAATCTGTCTCATACTGATTAAAATACCATGTCAACTTGTTTTACCAGATGTATTTAACTGGTATGTTATTAATAGCTGTGCCACATTATTTTCGCTTTTTCTAATGGCATCAATATATTTTGCACGAGCTGCAAATTCTCTACATCGCGCATGTAATGAATTTGAAGAAAAAGTACATGCTGCAACAACAAAAGAAGAACTTGAAGCCCTTTTAAAAAATGATTTTTCAAATCTTATAAAGAAAGCATTTACGAGCCATCAACGCTACCGATTAAAAGAATTATATACAATTATTAAAACTAAATATCAGTACATATGACAACACGAACAGATCGTGAATCTTTTGCGCTCAGCGCAATTCACAAACAGCTTGAAATAGCCGGCGTCGACAAATCCGTCCTTGAAACAGACCACGACTCATGGTTTTCAAATAATACGATAACTAATGCGCAGCGAGTTGTCTGGAAAGCATGGTTTATTAGCGAAGCTAGACGATTGTTTCGAATGACCAAAAAATCAGCAGAAAAAGAATTTTCTTTCTTTGATTTAAGTTACGGATTACGCGTCGCTGAATCAGAACAAGCTAAGTAAATCAAAACTACGTTCTATAAGAGTAGTAAATAATCAATATATGGCAGAAATTAAGTTGGAGTTCACTCCACGAGAACAACAGACCGCAATACTTGACTTCGTTAAGGAGTCTGTTGCTTCTAACAAAAAATTCATAATGATTGATGCGCCGACTGGCTGTCTTACAAAAAATGAAAAAATTAGAATATATAAATTAAAAAAGTAATTTATATGGAACGTAATAAATATAATGAAATTGTTAAAGCTACTCGTAAACTAAAAAATAATATTTCATTTGAAACGTTAAATGATTTTTTACAAAAATATAAAATTGATTTAGATATAAATCCATCAGCTATCCCATCTTTAATTAATGAGATATTAATTGAAATCAAACACACTGATTCAATAACTTTATCGAAATTAAACTTGATGTATAAAAAAACATCACAAAAGTATTGGATTATCCGTGGCTGGGATCTTGAATATTCAATTAGAAAAGCAAAAGACGCAAATCAAATATATTCTCATCCAAGCCGATTAGAGAAAAAAGGATACTCTCATGATGAAATTAAAAAAATTGTTAGTGATTCATGCAAAAAAGGTCATGTAACTTTAAAAAATAGACATAATTACGATGAAATAATCAACCGTCGAAATCGAGGACTTTCTAAGCATCGATATACTAAAATTATAAATCCACTGACTGGAGTATTTTACACTGATGTTGAATCTGAGCAAAAATATAAAGAGGACCAGCGACGCGCGAGTATCTCTGCAAATAAAAATAGAAAGCCTGAGTCATTTAACACTAAAATTGAATATTATTTAGCCCAAGGCCTTTCTTTAGATGATGCAAAAGCAGCTTTATTTGACCGTCAAATACGAAATGGGCTAACTTATTATATAAATCAATATGGATTAGTTCAAGGAACAAATAAATATTTTTCTCGCATAGAAAAATATGGAAACAAAATTAAAAAATTAAGAGAAGAATTTCCAAAAAAATGGAAGACTTCTGGTAAAAAATATAGTGACGTATCCAAAAAATTTTTTGATAGTTTAATTAATGAAACTAGCGATTTAAAAAATTTAACTATTTTTTATGCTGAAAATGAATATTTTATATATGATTCAAGTAATAAAAAAATATATTTCTATGATTTTTATGTTAGAGAACTTAATTTAATTATTGAATATCATGGAGTTGTATGGCACCCAAGAAAAAGAGTTCAAGAAGGATGGCTTCATCCATATACTAAAGAAACGTCTGAGAAATATTATGACTTAGATAAACATAAAGAAAAACTAGCAAACGATAAAGGAATTGACGTCATAACTATATTTGAAACTGATATAACCATTAATAAAACATATATATTCGATGAATTACATAGAAGAATTAAGTCGTACTGTAATACTAAATGATCTAAAACATCATTATGATATTGAAAAGTTAAGTCAATTATCTGATTTTGAATTAAATGATTTTTTTAATAACCATGTTATCTTCAATAGTGAAGAAATAACGATGAAAGAGTTTTATGAGTTAGACACAGAGTTATTAATTGAATCACTGGACGGATATGTTAGAGTTGGAGAAAAAATAAAAAAGACCAATTTAGAATGTTATACATTAACCTTAGTCGACAGTCGAAAATTGTCTGGATCATTTAATCATCTAATTGAAACAAATAGAGGTTGGGTAAAATTAAAAGAATTAACAAATAATGATTATGTATTAACAGTCGATGGCTTCATTAAAGTAAAAAATACAAGACAAATTAAAACACAAGACGTCTATGATTTAGAATGTTTACACCACAATCATCGATATTTATCGAATGGCATATCTAATCACAATACTGGAAAATCTTATGCTGCAATCATGATCGCCGAGTGGTATCGTCGTGAGATCAATAAGAAGGCAAAGATGGATATTGTAACAAATACCAAACTTCTACAAGATCAATACGTCAGAGACTTCGATTTTATTGCTAATCTTAAGGGCAAAAACAATTATTGGTGTAAAAAAGAGAATATGGGATGCGGTGATTCGCAAATCCTAAATAAAGCTGCCGGTAAGAGATGTGACGCCTGTGGATATAAAATTGCTCAAGGGTATTTCATTCGAAATCCATTAAGCCTTACTAATTTCCATCTTATTACCTCATATGCAATGTATTCTCCAGATTTACTAGCAGAGCGAAATTCAAAACTGCTAATAATTGACGAGGCCCACTCTTTTGAAGAAGCATTTTGTGATTTTATTTCTTCTTCATTTTCAGAACGTAGTCTAAAGCTACTAAACATCTGGCAACCATGGATGGAAAAGGATTTAGACGGAATCTCTAATCTGACCGAATTGTCAGAATACGCTGCAACTATTCTAGTTCCATTGCTGGCCTCAGAAGCTGCGACTTTACTCGATGAAGCAAAAGACACACGAAGTCGTACTAAGAAATTAGACCTTATTAAGAAGGCTGATCATGTTGATAAATCAATGTGTAAGATAAATCGATTTGTAAATGACAAAGAGAATTACGCTGCAAATTGGACATTTGAAAAGGATTTAGATCAGTATGGTAAAACTAAAATTTTGGTTGAACCAATTTGGGGTAATATCTACCTTACTGAAATGTTCTGGGATCAGTATGACCATGTTATTTTTATGTCAGGTACCCTACTTGATAGATCACTTTTTTCATTTTTGATGGGAGTAAGCACAGATGATTCAACATATCTTGCACTTCCGTGCCCATTTGATCCTACAAAACGTCCGGTAATTTATCTAAAGTTTGGTAAAATGTCTTATTATAACAAACAAGAATCATTTACTCGAGCAATTCCAATTCTACGAAAAATATTGGAGAAGAATAAGGAGAATAAGGGTATTATTCATACATCAACTTATGAATTCAGTAATTGGATAAAAAGTACAGTCAAGGATGACCGACTTATTTTCCATGATTCACTAACTCGAGAAAAATCTTTAGAAAAACATTTAAGTTCTCAATTTAAAACTGTATTAGTATCTCCATCGATGATTAATGGCGTCGATTTAAAAGATGACTATTCTAGGTTTCAGATAATCCTAAAAGTACCTTTTCCTAATTTAGTTAGTACAAAAATAAAGAAGAGATTAGAGACTCGCCCAGATTGGTATAATTGGAAGACCCTAATTGATCTTCTTCAAGCATATGGTAGATCTATTAGAAACGATGATGATTGGGCAGAGACATATATCTTAGATGAATGCTTCGATCAGATATTAAATAATAAAACAGTGCCGCAATATTTTTTAGATGCACTAAATATAAAAAAGTTAGCAAAGAAATAAATGGCTAAACAAAAAGGAATAGAAGAAAAATACCAAAAACTAACGGATATTGAGCACGTATTATTACGTCCGTTTATGTATATTGGTTCAATTTCTCCACATACTGGAGAACAATATCTCTTTGATGGAGAAAAAGTTTGGAACGAAGAAGTAACCTATAATCCAGGATTTCTAAAATTATTTGATGAAATTATTTCAAATTCAGTTGATGAGCATCGTCGCAACTCAAAATTAAATGAAATCAGAGTCATAATTAACAGAGACACAAATACTCTGTCAATTTGGGATAATGGTGGAATTCCAGTAAAGAAGCATCCAGTGCATAAAGAGTGGATTCCCGAAATGATTTTCTCTAATCTTAAAGCCGGTTCAAGTTTTGATGATACTGAACAGCGAACTGTTGCTGGAACAAATGGTGTTGGTTCAACCCTAACAAATATCTTTAGTAAATCATTTACTGTTTCTACTTGTGATGGAACAAATAAATTCGATCAAGAGTTTACTGATAATATGCACAAGAGAAGTAAGGCAAGTATTACTCCAGCCAAACGAGGATTTACGGAAATTACGTATATCCCTGACCTTGAGCGATTTAAAATGAACTCGATCGATACTATCTCATTTCAAATAATGTTTAAGCGATGCCTAGATGTTGCTGCCTGTAATAATCGACTCACCGTTAAGTTTACAAGCATCTATCAAGGCAAGAAGAGCGAACATACTCTTCGCTTTAAGACATTTGATGAATATATCAAGCTCTACACTCAAGAATTTTTCTATGAAGAGTCAAAAGATTGGAAAATTGCATTTGCAAAATCAGAAAATGGATTTCGTAATGTAAGTTTCGTAAATTCAGTACACACAAAAGATGGCGGAACACATGTAGAGTATATCGTTAATCAACTAATTGCTCAATTACGTGAAATGATTAAGAAGAAACACCGTGTTGAAGTTAAACCAAGCGATATCCGTAATTACTTGTCAATATTTATTGATTGTACAGTAATAAATCCAGCTTTTAGTTCTCAAACTAAGGAGAAATTAATAACTGAACAGAAAGAGTTCTATACTCGACATGAACTTACTGAAAAATTAGCAAAAACCATATTCAAATCTGAAATAATTGCGTCAGTACTTGATTGGATTGAGAAAAAAGCCTTAGCCCAAGAACGTGCTGAACTGCGTAAGTTAAATAGTGCATTAGACAAGACGAAAATATTAAAACTGATCGATGCTCAAAGAAAAGGAGACAGAGGAATTTGTATTCTTGGTATTTACGAAGGATTATGTTTAGAGGAAAATACTGAAATATTAATTTTCAATGGAGAGGTTAATTCTATTAAAATAAAAGATGCGTCAATTGGAGATTTTGTTCTTTCTCATGAAAATAAAATAGAGCAGATTTATCAAGTATCTAAGCGAATCGACCGTTGTATAAAAATAAATTTAAAAAATGGTGAAAGTATTTCATGTACTCAAAATCATAGATTTTTTGTATTTAATAAAGAATCTCAAGTTTTTGATTTTGTTAAAGCCTCTGATTTAAGGATCAATACGCATCAATTTTTAAAAAATAGATTAATATATCTTGATAAATTTCATGAAATATTAGATATAGAAGAGAATGAAAATTCCTTTAATTTAATATTAGACGAACTCATTTCTATTATTATTAGTCAAGGAACAAAACTTTGTGTATTTGATAGCTTAGATAATAATTTTAAGATGATCTTTCCAACTGAGGTAAATACAAATATCCACTTCTTTGTTAGTTTTAGAAATATATGAAACACTTCATATATTTCTTAGATAAATAAAAATAAAAATCTATTATGAAGTATTTTATTTATATAAATTCAGAAAAAATATCGTTTAAGTCAACTAATCCGGCCTTTATTTCACCTACTATTAAAAAAATATTCATTAAAAACTCAATTGATATTTTTAAATACTTGGAAAAATTAGACCTGCCTGTTCAAAAATGTGCCATTTGTAAATCCGCATATAATCCTTATTTTACTTTAGAATTTAATATTTCTCCAGAAGGGGAAGTAAAAATAAGCAATATACTGAATGGACATAAATCATACAATTATCAAAAATATAATAAGAATTACTGTTACTCAAGTAATCCAAATTGCCCTGGAATAAAGATGAATCCTAATTCTGTCGAATTTATATCATTAACTCTAAATTTAACAAAAGATGAAGCTCTCAAATATATCCACGACACTAATAACTCTCCTTTTTATTTAAAAAATCATTCAACAAAAGAAGAATATTCTAACTTTCAGAGCAGATCTAAGAACTCTTTTATTAAACGCTACGGAAAAAAGAAAGGAACGTCGAAATATAATGATTTTTGTAATAATCAAAAATATGCTACTAATAAAAATTTCTATTTAGATAAATTCGGATTACTTGAAGGGACTCGACTATGGGATGAAATATGTAAGAAAAAAGCGATTACTTTGGCAAATATGACTCGTCTCTATGGAGAAGAGTTTGGAAAATTAAAATTAGCAAATTGGAAAAGCTCTATTTCTAAAACAAATAGTAAATATATCCAAGAATTTGGAATAGATGCTGGCTTAAAAAAAATAGAAAATAGAAATGCTAAGCGACTTGCTACATTAATAGAACATGGCAAAATAATAATACCTGCTGAACAAAAAATAGACTATTTAATCTATCATCATCTAGTTTTAGAGGAAACTAAATATCAATTATTAATTCATGGTCATTCAAAATTTGGAGAAAATTGGCAAAAAATAAAAAAGGAAGAAAAATTAGAAATTGATCATCAATTTTCTATTAAATCCGGCTTTATTAATGCAATTTCACCTAAAGTAATAGGAAACATTGAAAATCTTGAATTAATAACTAGAGCTGAAAATATTAAAAAAAGAGATAATAATTCAATTGACCATGAAACACTAATTGAAAAAATAGTAAACAGTAAATATGGAAAATAATTTTTTAGAATTAATTGATATTGATACAATTGAAGATATTGGTTATCAAAATGTAGTAGATATTGCGGTAACTGGAGGTGAAAGTTTTATATTATCAAATGGAATAATTTCACACAATTCAGCGATTTCAGCGGTTCGTGAGTTCAGAGACACTCAAACAATCGGTGCCTTTCCACTAAAAGGTAAATTCATCAATGTAAGTGAGATGAAAAGCTCTGAAATTATCAAAAATGATGAAGCAGTTCAACTAATGGCGTCACTTGGTCTAAAACTTGGTGAAGAACCTAAAGGATTACGATATGGTAGAGTTTATATCTACACCGATGCTGATCCAGACGGAAACCATATTGCTGCTTCCTTAATTAATTTCTTCAATCGGTTCTGGCCAGAATTATTTGACCAAGGTAGAATCTATAAAGTAATGACTCCACTAGTTGTTGCTAAAAAAGGTAAAGACTCACTTAATTTTTATACAAACGAAGAATTTGATAAGTGGCAGACTAAAAATAAAGTCACTGGCTGGAATGTCGAGTATAAGAAAGGGTTGGCCGCTCTTGAAAATGCAGAATATGAGGAAATTATCAAAAATCCGAAATTAGTTCAGATTAAAAATGATAAGGACTACAAAGAATCACTAAATGCTTGGTTTGGTGCAGATTCTGCTCCAAGAAAAGATCGAATCTTAAATAAACCTAAAAATATCGAAGACTAATGACATATACAAAATTTAAAGAAATTATCGATCTAATGATTAAGCAGAATGCTAAAATACATTCAGCATATGATTTAAAAATTGATCTCATCGACTTTTATGATGAATCTGATAAAACTGTTCACTTATTATGGTCATCTATATTAAATGAATATGGACTTGATTGGCTGAACTGGTATCTTTATGAAAAGAATGGCATTAGCGGCACTCCAGATAAAAAATTAACTGCACATGATCTTGATGGTACTGAAATTTGTAAAAATGTAAAAGGATTATATCAATATCTAACAAAATATAAATATTTTAAAATATGAGCATAACAAAAATTGAATATGGTGAGGGCTGTTATGGACCAAATATAGCAATTGATGGAGAATCTCTACATCTTCATGAATATGATACTAGAACACTTGAATCTGTAGATAATCTTAAATTAGACGTATTATCTGAGCTTTCTAAAATACGTGCAGCCTTAGATCAACGTGATTGGTTACAAATCCTTGAAATAGTTACTTCACACGGTGCTTGGGAATTTAACGAGGCAGAGTGCCGTGAACATTCTAACTGTGACCAATGTGGTAATTATAATTGGCAACATACATTTAATAAATCAGAAGAATAATGACATTTGAACTTAGATTTATATTAGTCACAATATCAATGATTGCAGCAGATGTTGCATGGACCTATTATTTTATAAAAGTAGATGAACGCAAGTCTATTGCTGCTGGCCTTTGGGGTTCTGCAATTATTCTGTTCGGTGCATTTACTGCCGTTAATTATGTAGGAGACTCACGATTAATATTTGCAGCAGTACTTGGTTCTTTTATTGGAACTGCAACAACTGTTGAATATAAAAAGAGAAAAGAAAATAAACATGGCAAATAACACCGAAATAAAAACAGTAACTCAATATCTTGATCAAGATTATAGAGAGTATGCAGTTTATGTTGTAGAAGAACGTGCAATTCCATCCGTAATTGATGGATTCAAACCAACGCAACGCAAAGTAATCTTTGTGGCAGACAAAGTTTGGAAAAACGGTAGCGAAAAACCGCTTAAGATATTTCAACTTGCTGGTAAAGTTGCATCCGATGCACACTATCACCATGGCGACTGTCTTGATCCAGACACCGAAATACTTTTAAGTGACGGATCATACATTACACTCCAAGAGTGGTTTGATAAATATAAAAATGTTAAACTTAAGGTTGTCGCATATGATGAATCTTCTTCAAAATTTGTAGAAGCAACTGGCCACTCTCCTAGAATTGGACAAATTACTGATATTGAATATGAAATTCAAATGGAAAATGGAAGTATTTTCAAATGTACAGGCAATCATCCTTTCTTGACTGTCAGGGGATGGATTGAAGCTAAAGATTTAAAAGAAGATGACAATATTTTAAATTTAAAATCATAATTTATCTCCATGGTGATATTTAGCGTAATAAATAAAATAAAGCGCTAAGTTATGAATACTTGTAAATTATGTAAAAGTATTTTTGTTAATAGTAAATATCTAAATATCAAAAAAATAAAGGAAGATCCCACTAAATATTTAGAAACTTGTCAAGATTGCAGAAAAATACGAAATTGTGAAAATTGTAAAATCCAATTTAGACATCATCAAAATAGAACATGTTCAATGAATTGTGCTAAAGAATTAACTCAAAAAACTTTTATTCAAACTCAAGGAGCAATTCATAATTTCTGCAAGGACTCATTATCTAGGCAAAATTTTGAAAATAGGATGCTTGAGATGCATGGTGTATCTAATGTTTTTCAAAGGAGTGACGTTAAAGATTTAATAAAGAAAACTATAATGAGTCGATATTCAGTAGATAATATATCAAAATGCGAAATAATAAAAAATAAAAAAAGAAAAACTCTAACTAAAACTCTAATCGATAATCCGGAAATACTAAAAAATAAATGGTGGATTAAACATAATGAATTTATTAATAAGTTAGGATATGACCCACGATTAGGAATATTTGGAAAGGCTTCATTGGAGTCATTAAAGGTTTTTGAACCAATTGTTCAATTTTGTAAAGATCAAAATATTTTAGATTTGGACATTTATGTCGGCATTGATGAAAAATCTGAATTTTTCATTAGTTCAGATAAAAAAATATATTTTTATGATTTATGTATTAGATCTAAAAAAATAATAATTGAGTTCCATGGAGTAGGTTTTCATGCAAACCCAAATTGGGACCTTGCTAAATTAAATGAATGGCGATCAGCTTTCACTGGAGAAACCAGCAAAGAAAATATAAGAAAGACTACACTTAAAAATAACTCTGCTCTTAGAAAAGGCTTTAAACTATTGGAAATTTGGAGTGACGTTCCACCGGAAGAAAATATCAAACTTTGTAAAAAATTTATAATTAATAATCTTTAATATGAAAATTAAATCAATAAAAATAAATAAACTAACTGCTCCAAAAAAATATTATGATATTACAGTTGATACATATCATAACTTTGTAATAGGATCTTCTGCAAAGATTGTAACTCATAATTCATCGTTGAGTGGTGCAATTATTGGAATGGCTCAAAAATTTAAAAATTCAATGCCAGTTCTCGAAGAAATAGGACAGTTTGGTTCTCTTCGTTCTCCAGAAGCTGGTGCACCTAGAT